AGAATATGGGTCAATGTAAACTCTGAACTTACCATTGATTGTACCAGCAAATGTATTGCCTGTATCATCAACATTCAAGTTTGCATTAAGTGCAGGAGTATAGTCTAGGATACCAGCCATTGTTAGGGCTGAAGCAACGTCTGCAGAGCAGAGGATCATGTTGCCTTTTCCGCGACGAGTTCTCTGTGCGATAGCATTTGCATCCCTTTCAATCTGGAATAGAAGTCCCTTGAATTTCTCAACTGACCATCTTCCATTTGAATCGATGTCTAGGTCAAATACACCAGCAGTAGCAGTGTTAGAAACAGCACCCTGTTCAGCAACCATATAGATTGTTCTGATGACTTCCCTGTTGATTTCAGCAAGGATTTCAGTTGAAAGGATGTTTGCTAATTCTGCTTCAGCATTTAGACCATGAATTGCCTTAAGGTCTTGAGCAAGTTCTAAACTGTACTCTGCTTTTAGTGCTCTTGACTTAGCAGTAACAGTAACTTTCTCAATACTGAATGCCATCTGGTTGAAGGCATCATTGCCTGTTCCCTGAAGGTTTTCAGCATCACCAGTAGGCATACCTTGACCAACTGTATAACCACCAGTGCTTGTAGCAGCAGTACCTACAGGGTTAAGGGCAGATGGGTTATTACCAGCTTGGGTTACAGTACCAATACCAGTGTTAACATCTGAATGTGCTCTAGTCAATGTGGTGTTAGAACCAGCATCAGTACCAGCAAATGCTGTGTCTGCTTCATTGAATAGTGCTTCTGTACCACTCTGTGTAGAGTAGCGACTTCTCATTGCAAAAATTAGTCCAGTAGGACCTGACATTGGTTGAACACCAGCAAGGTCATATGCGACCAAGTTTGGCATTGCACGTCTGATTAAGGAGATCAGAACTGGGTCGAAACCAGCAACTGGACCACCTGCATCAGCTGAACCACCGAAACCACCCTGAGCACCAACTGCGTTAGCAGAGTTGGTTGGGACAGCTTCCATCAAGTTTAAACCTTGACTAAATGATTGCTCTTCTTTTAAAAACTTTTCTTGGTTTTCTAGCAAGACAGCGGTAACTGCTCTTCTATGATTGTCTTTGATTGGATCAAGACCTTCATAGTCCAGCAATGGACTCCACCTTTCTTGCAACTGTTCTGATTGGAACATTGCGTTTTACCTAATAATTGTGTTTGTTTGAACTAATAATTAATTCAGCTCTGCTTTGGTTTGAAACTACCTAATGCTCTTAGATAAGAATCCATTCCACCAGAAACTGGTGCAGGTGTACTATCTACTCCCTCAGAAAGGGTTTGAGCTGCTTTAGTTGTTTTCTTAGCAGATTCAGTAGCTGTTCTTGCAAAGTAAGACTCTTTAAGAACTTCTAACTTTTCACGATATTCTTCTTCACTTTCAAACTCTACACTTTCGGCAAGTGAAGCGAGCTTTTCTTTCTGAGTAGCGGCAAGGCCATCAGAAACTGATTCTAAGATATTGGATGCAGTTGACTCACCGAGTCTCTTGTTTAATCCAATGTTCTTATCAATCTGCTCATTGAGCTTGGTTTCCATGTCATCTAGTTTTTCTACCATGCTTTCCAGCACATCATATTTGTCTTCAGGGATAGTTACATAATGTTCTTCAAAAAGACCCTTCATTCCTTCCAGGAATGATTCAGTCATTTCAGACTTAAGGCCATGCTCTATTGCAAGAGTATTCTCTGTCATCCATTCTTCAGCAACATACTCAAGATAAGAATCTACACGCTCTTGAAGAGATGCCTTTAACTCTTCTCTAGCTTCTTCGAGTTTTGCTTCATGTTGGATTTCAAGAGTCTCTTGAATTTCTTTTACTTTGGAATTAAGAGCAGCTTCAAAAATAACTTTTGCTTTCTCTTTGAATTCCTCAGATAATTCTTCTCCACCAAGGAGTGCATTAACATCATCATCGATGTTAACTGTTTCATCAACTGCTTCTGATTCAGCAACTACATTTTCATCAGTCACTTGATCTTCCTCAATTGTTGTTTCTGTTGTTTCTGTCTCTTCTTTAGTGGCAGATTTTACAACCTTAGAATCACCTGCAACGGCATTCTTGTTGACTACATCATGAACCGTTTTAATTTTAGGTTCTTTTAACTTAGCACTATCATTAGTAGGGCTATAGTTTTCAGGTGTAGGTCCACCTAGATCCTCGAAAGGAGGTGTGTTGCCAGGAGTGCTTACTCCAGAAGCATTACTACCTTCTTTTGGAAGGGCAGAATCTCCTGATGCAGCGTTGGCATTCACGGCAGTTTTAGATTGCTCCATTTCTTGTAATT